AACAACAAGTAGTTGCTGAAAGTGTAATTGATAGTTTCCCTGAAATTAAATTTGTTGGAAAAACAAATAAAGGAAATTTGATTTTTGAACATAATAACAAGCAATTGAAAGTATCACCAAAAGGTGACTTATTATGAGTTATTTAGTTTTTGTAAATGGATTAGGAGCAAATTACAAAGGGAATAAAATTTATGAATTTGTATTCTCAAGTAGTTTAGAAGTATGGGGAGATGATTGGGACACTGAACCGGCAAACGGAAATCCAACACCACCCGATACAGAATATATAAAAAAGGTAGGAGTTTTGAACAGGGAGGGGATAGACCTCGAACTTATCCAAAACTCCGATTTTTTTTCAATGAAGGACAGTGTTGACAGAGTTGTTGCACTTGGATGGGAAAGAGATAAAGATATTGATAATAGACTTGTTTTTCACTTTGGAGATACTGAAGAAGTTGTTAAAAACAAATTGTACGAAAAAGACATAATTTTGGAATTTTATAAAGAATTTGAAAATGGAACAAAAGAAAAAAAATCTTCAAGAACTGCTTAAAATGGGATTAAGCAAAAAGACTGTTTCCCTTATGACCGAATCTGAAATTAAACTTCTTTTTGAGAAGATTAATAAAAAGAAGGAGACAAAAGAGGCGGTTCAAACAAATCTTACAAATACTAAATTAACTGACACCGACAAACTTCCCCAAGGAACTACAGTTGCCGATGCTAAAAAGATAGTCGCAAAACCCGAATTAACAAAAACCAATAAAGTTGATAATAATTTTGATATGGGGAAAGTTAAAAATTTCAAAGATGTTTCTGACGAAGTTACAGAAGGTAAAAAGAAATCAAAAAAGAAAGCTAATCCATGGGCAATTTGTACAGCATCAATCGGAAGAAAAAACAAAAAGAAGTATGAAGATTGTGTAATGAGTGTAAAGAAAAATATTAAAGAAGGAAAAAATCCTTACGAATTTATCATTGAATCAAAGATGGAAGAAATAATTGAAAGTCATTTATCTCCAAGAATTACTAAATCTGAATTGATGAAGATAATCCAAGAGAAAAAAATGACCATGAAAAAACCTATTGGTAAAATGATGTCAATGAAAGGTGAAACTATGGAAAATGAAACTGCTCCAGCTCCTGCAAAACCAAAAGAAAAGGAAAGAGAGAAAACAAGACCTTCACATCCTGGAAAAAATCCTTCACCTGGTGAACAACCCGCACCAAAGGCAATGGAAGATAAGAAAGACAAAATCATCAAATTCATTGAGAAGATATTAAACCAAAACTAATATGAGAAAATTTAGATTAAAAGAGGCTCCAGTGGATTACGGTGATTATCCTGAAAGGATGGACCCAAACTTGGAAAGAAAACTTGGTAGCCCTGAAAGTTTATATGCAAAAAATCCAGCATTCAAAAAAGGAGCTGCCGATGTTGAAAGACTTGCAGGAAAAAGATTTAAGGAAGTAGTTGACAGAGTAAGAGATGCTTTCGATAATCCTGATTTATCATCAAATCAGGTTAAGCAACAAATCATGCAACAAATGATGGGAATAACTCAAAGAATTATGTCAATTGAAAGTAGACATAAGGAAGAGTTAGAACAACTTGCTTTGGACCTTGCTTTAGATGAAACTGGAACAAATCCTGATTGGTATCAATTTGAATTGACTCTTGGTGGAATGCCTCCAAGAGGTGGATTTCAGATGAAACAAAAAGAAAAACCAAAATTTGAATTACCAAAGAATTTTGATATTGACACTGAAACAGATGAAGAACAATTTCAATCTGAAGTTGATAAAAGAAATATAGTTAATCTTATAATTCAAGGTGAGGCTAAAAAAGGACACTATTCTTTTATGAAGCCGGGTTTCCTTGAAAGAGTTGAAGAAATTGACCCACAACTTCCTATACTTTATAGACAAGTAATGGCTGCAAATGATTTGCTTTATTTCACAATGGAGCAAATGATTGAGATGATGAGTCAAACTGGCTCAGGAGTTGCAGGTAAAATGGAATTACAAGATGCCGATGACGATGATGAAGGTGGAGAAGGTAGTGGAGACGCAGATACAAAAATAGTCGCCACAGGAATTATTTTTCCAATTCTTCTACACGAAATAATTAAAGGTTTAGAAGAGGCTCCAGCAAGACATCAGTTTGCCGGCATGGACCCATCAAGAGCTTCAAGTGTTAGAGGTCAAACTGATATTCTACCAAATGAACCGATGCAATTGAGATTGGGACCGGCCCTCGTAGAAAAACTTAATTTTGTTCTTCCTGATGAAATGTTTGACCCTGAAAACAGAACAGTTCGTCCTTGGTTCAAAACAGAATTATATAAAGTTCCCGCAAAAGAATTTTTGGATTTAATTGCAATGACTATTTCAGAAGATTCATCCGATAATGATAAGGCAAGAAGAAAGTTCAATGAAATCATGCAAAAATCCATGGAACAGAAAAGACAATACGATGATGCAATGTCAGGAAGTTCTGATGACGAAGACGATGATGAGGACTTTGATGATTTGTTCAAAGAATTAGGAATTAAATAAAAAACTAACAACAAAAATTAACCCCCTTTAACAAAAGGGGGTTTTTTTGTATTTATAAAAAAAGTATTAATGTCACTTACAAAAGAACAAGTTATTTTAGAATATGGAAAGTGTATGAAAAGCACTCCCTATGCCTTAAAAACTTATTTACAGACTTACGATAACACAGTATCAAAATATGTTCCTCTTGAACTATTTCCCGACCAACAAACTTTGATTGAGGACTATGAAAACTTTAACGAAAACATTGCGTTAAAATATCGTCAGGCTGGAGTATCAACTGTAACCGCCGCTTGGGCATCAAAAAGACTTGCATTTGCAAAAAAGACAAAACCTGAAAAGATTTTGATTATTGCAAACAAACTTGATACGGCTGTGGAAATGGCGAACAAAGTAAGAGGATTTACTGAACAATGGCCCTCTTGGACAGGTATTGGATTTTCAGCTGAGAAGAATTCACAAAGACACTTTAAATTAAATAATGGATGTGAAGTTAAAGCGGTTGCAACATCTAAAGACGCATTAAGAGGTTATACTCCTACAATATTAATATTTGACGAGGCGGCATATATTGAAGCTGATTCTGACTTTTGGGCGGCTTGTATGGCCTCCCTTTCAACAGGAGGTAAAGTAATTGTAATTTCTACACCAAACGGATTTGACCCAATATATTATGAAATCTATGACCAAGCTCTTCGTAATATGAATGAGTTTAAGGTGTCAGAAATGGTATGGTTTAAAGACCCAAGATATTCAAAAGATTTATCCCTTGTGAAAGTTAATGATATCATACATTTTTATTTAAATAGGGATGAATATCCTGAATTTGAATCTGTGGATTATTCATCGGTCCCTTTTAAAGAAAGAAATTTTGAAGATATAAAGGCATTAATTAATCAAGGATACAAACCAACTTCTTCTTGGTACGAGTCAATGGTAAAGAAATTAAAGTACGATAGAAGAAAGGTTAATCAAGAATTGGAATGTAAATTCCTTGGTTCGGGTGATAACGTATTTGATGCGGAAATGCTTCAGAACTACAGGTCAAAGCCTTCAATTAAGCTGAGCAAATATAAGGTAAATCCAAAAACCGATGAGGTTATACCTGAGTCAGAAAAAGTTATTGACCCTTTTGGGATAACTGCTGGACTTTCCCGCGAGGAAAAAGAAAAATCCTTGCGGAAGTACAAAGATAACCTTATAGAAAAGAAAATGCTTCCAGGAAGAAGTCTTGAGTCAAGAGTTCCTGGTGGCTCCCTTCTTTCGCGTGCTGCAGCAGTTTTCGGTATTCTGCGTGATGAAAACAATAAGTTCAGATGCCCTCCCGGAACGCCAGCTGCCAACCAATTCACTGACGCAACTGGCTCAAAACTGTTTTGGTTTTAGCCCATCAAAATTCGCTCGTTTTGCTGCGCGTCAAGCAGCATAAGCTAGAAGCGGAAGGTCAATACGAAGGCTTAAGAAATAATGCACGCTCATTTTTAAACTTTATTTATAATGACCAATGGAGCGAAGAAGCACGCGGAGTTGCAGACCCAGCCCTTCTTGGCAGGAGCGCATATTGGGACTCAATAATGCGGAGACAGGTTTAAGCCGCCCGCATGGAGAGACATACCAGTTCCAGAAAACCTACGTCTTTTCAAAAACGGAGCAGTACGTGGCCAGGACGACATCGCTAGACAAAAGGCTGACGTTGCGCGCATAGTCGAGTCTCTCGGGATAGACCCATCTGACCCAGACGCATCCCTGCTTGCCGCCC